TTTTTCGACTCATGCTGATACTCCTAGTTCGCGCCTTTGCCGTTTTTCCATCGTTCAATTCTGGCTTCATCCTCAGCAATCAGTTCGTCTATGCGAGGTTGATAGCTTTTAGCGAACCATGAATCTTCAGCGTTCTTTTCTACTTGCTCGATCCAATCCTGAACGCTCACCAGCGGATCGTTGTCCTGCTGTTCCTTTGGCAAAACGTGCTTCGTAGCGTCCCTCACTTCTCTGCAATTTAAGAAAGCTTGCATAGCAATCATCTTCCATTTGAGACCAATCTCTGGTGACATCTTTTTTGTTTTCTTCATGCCGCTAACTCCTCCACTTGTTCTGTCGGTTTGAAAAGCTCCGCAACCCAGCGCCAACTTGTAGCTCCATAGAACTCATAGCAGGGTTCTCCGTTTTTCATCATCATCAAAACGAAAGGATTTTTTTCTCTCGCGTTGTAACCGACAAGCTTCCACTCTCTACCTTGCCAGCTAACAACTTTGTTAAGGTTCACTTCAAAGAAGAATGCTCCCTCGGTGTTAAGTATTTCTTTCAGCTTTTCTTGATGCTTCAAGTTATGCACTTTTTTTTTGACGTATTCTTCTCGCTCACTCAACCTTTGAGCTTGCTCTTCTTCCATTCGAGTTTTGTGTTCAGTCTTAGACTCACAAACCAAGCCCTCCATCAAGGGCTTGGGGTTCTCGATCAGGATAGCCTTCTCAACAATGGACCTGTTGCCCTTGGCTTCTGATACTTTCTGGTGATGCCACTGGTCGAGCAGCTCACCTTTGTAAAGCGTCATGACATGACCGCTCACCCAGATCATGTAAACCCCGCTTGGTTTGGTGTACATCTCACCAAACTTTTTCACGGTGATCCGCTTGGGATGCTTCACCTCAGACCATCGAACTTTTTTCTTGGTCAGGAAGTTGAGCATCGGTTTCGTGTGAGTCGATCCCTTCCATCGATTGCTCTTGCCGTACTCACGCTTGTAAGCGTTGAATACTTTCTGCGGCTCCTGCCCCATGACCACCGCTGCTGCGAAGATCCCGCAACAAGGAAGTTGAGCCACGGGCTTGCCGTTGATCTCTTTGTTGTTCATTCGATCTCCTTTCTCACTGAACAAGAACAGGATACCATAGTCCGTGTCACATTGCAAGTCTGTGTAAAGAATCTTTTTTATATATAGACGTAAATAAATAGTTGCAAAGCGACACGGACTATAGTAAGATGTTCTTGTGTCGAGAGAAACCAACCACACTAAAAGGAGAAGCTTATGCAGTGTGTAATTTGTTCTGGCGAGATCGAGAAGCAACGCCACCCCGAAACCGGGGAGGTGTTTTGGGAGGGTGGTCACAACGCCCAGCCCGTTGCCGAGGGTCAGTGTTGCGGCGAGTGCAATACTAACGTGGTGTTGCCCAAGCGCTTCGCTCAAGTTTACCAACAACAAAGTTAAGGGGGTGTATGAAAATACCTAACGAGATTACTAAGGCGTGGCTTAGTAAAAAGGGTTACGAAGTCGGGACCGTCTATCGGGAGAAGGGCGGTCATCGAGCGGTGATACTCACACAGCGAGGACGCAAGTGGGTTCACTTCCTAGAGCTGGGAGCAATCGGTTCCAGCCCATCCAAGTTCAAGCTGGCGGTGCAGGAGGCAGAGAAACTCTTCAGACCGTTTGTGAGAAAAAATGGCAAGTGGAAATACGCTTAAATTATTTTGTGCAAATAGTTGCAAAGCGACACGCAATTTGTCATACTTACCAAGTCGAGGAGAGATCCTCAAAAACCAAAGGAGATCGAGATGAGAATGAGTAGAGAATCTTACACTTCAGGGCTTCCAGAAGAAGCGAGGCTGATCGAGCAGGAGGGCGGCATCGCCTACCACTATGAAGGACATGGCAAGCTTTACGGGATGTACTTCCGAGGCAAAGCGCAGAAGCCAACCAAACACTACAGCTTCAGAACCGAAGAGCAAAGAGAGGCGTTTTCGGAGAAGTTCTTTGAGGAGATTCAGAGAGGCATAGAGTGGAAGCGCAAGACAAAAGAAGAGGCGGTAAAACGTCTTGAAGAGGCTTACGGAGGTCTTGAGGTTGGCGCGATATTTTACTCTAGCTGGGGCTATGAGCAAACCAACATTAACTTCTACCAAGTGGTTGGGATCAAAGGCAAGAACCTGACGATTCAAGAGATCGGAAAAAAGACTGTCAGTGAATCACAATCTACGGAGATGGTTGTGCCAGCTCCTGAGATTAAGATCGGTGAGACCTTTACCAAGCGATTGAACAAGTGGGGCGGCTTGAGTTTTGAGTACACAAGCGCTTCACCATACACTCATGGAAGCAGAGGTGTTTATCAGACTGCTTATGGTTGGGGTCACTAATGGCTGGTCAAGAGCACTATGCAGAAGTGATCGAGGAGTTCTGCAAGAAGTACGGAGTCACCAACAAGACCATCGCTTTCTTTTTGCCGATGGTCTTCGCGAAGGCTGCGAAAGTAACCAACAAAGAAAAAGTTCCGTTTGTTCAAGGAGCCAAGCAGGAACTGGCTGAGTACATCATTGGAGTTTGCACTAAGCTTGCAAAAACCAAAGAGGGCAAAGAGATCGTTCAGGGATTCAAGAAAAAAAAGGAGGCAGAGAAAAATGCAGCTAAGTGAAAACCAAAAGGAGGCGCTCAACAGTTTCGAAGAGGCATTGTTGAGTTCTATCGAGAATGTGTCCGAGTCAGGAGTGCCACCATACGAGGTCGCTTACAGAGCTATCCAGTTATTCTCAAGAATGACTTTTGAGATGGCTCCGACTTTGGAGGTCGCTAGAGAAACAATCGAGGTCTCAGTAGAGGCTGGTCTTGAAACTTCAGAACTGGAGTGCTGCTGTGAGTGAAGCGCAAGAGAAAAAAGTTTTCTACAACAGGGTTCGAAGAACCTGTAAGTTGTTCAACATAGATATCGTCTATGATGGTCCACCAATGGCATACGGTGCTGTTGATCTTTTCAAGGATGGTGAAGCATTGGGAATCGGTGACAAGTCAACCAACAACAGACCGCTCAACACAAACTGGAAAATGATCCATGAGCGTCTGGGTGAGATGGGATTTCAGGGAGGCATCAAGTAAGTGTTCAATCCAAAAAACCAAGTCAATAAAATCTATGGCTATGCGCGAGTGTCCACCACCGAGCAAGCAGAGAATGGGATCTCGATTGAGACACAGCAAAAGCTGATTAGCGAGTTTGTCAAAACCAAGTATCCAAACCATCCGGTTGATGAATGGTTCATTGACGCTGGCGAGTCAGGCACGATTCCCATCGAGCTGCGCGAAGGTTCCAGCAAGATGCTGCAAGTTTTGGATGAGCATGATGTGGTGGTGACTACGCGAGTCGATAGGCTTGGCAGATCCTCCACCGACTTGCTCAACAAGATCCCTCTTTTCGAAGAGGCGGGTGTAACGCTCTATGTCTGTGAGCAGTTTGGCGAGATGCCAATCTCGTATCCCAAGAAGGAGCAGAAGAAAGGTCTGGACGTTAAGTTCGACTTTGAGCAGATCACCAATCAGATTGTCATATCGGTTTTTGCGGCAGTTGCCGAGATCGAGTTCGAGAACACCAAGAAGAAATTTGCTGAGGGCAAAATGGCTTGGGCAGAAAAGGGATATCATATTGGTGGTGGCATCCCATTCGGTTATCGAGGTGAGGAGGAGAAACTTCCCTACGGAGGTAATCGAAACAAGACCAGAACCAAGCTGGTTCCGATTCCAGAAGAGATGGAGATCTTGGAAGCGATCTATGCTATGCAGGAGCGAGGCGATGGAGCGAAGAAGATCCACCGACAGATTACGAGTCTGTATCCACACTTCAACAAGTCTTGGTCTCAGGTTCGCAAGATCATGAAGCGCAAGTTTCAGGGCTTGCCAAAAAAAGATTTGGAGGCAGCAGCGTAGCGTATACAATCACAAGCATACTCTAGGAGATGCTTGTGACTGCGCTAGAAAATATCCAAGAGGCGATTAAAGAGATGGAAGATTCTCTCGCCACCGATTTTATGACTGATGCCACTCGTGACATCATGACTCGATGTATCAACTTCTTGAAAGAAGCAGAGTCTGAACTGAATGGCTAATATTACCGGATGGGGTAGAGGCACTTGGGGTGAGGGTGCTTGGAACGAAGCCATACCCGTCGAACCCACAGGGCTGGCAACAACATCCGGTCTCGGCACTCCGACTATAACCGCTGATGCGATTGTCTCCGTCAGCGGTTTTGGTATTACGTCTTCACTTGGTTCACCGACTGTTCAGGCAAGCGCGGATGTAACTCCCACCGGACAGTCGATCATCTCAGCCCTTAACAGTTCGCTGACGGTTACAGGGACCGCCAACGTCAGTGTCACAGGACAGGCAACCACATCCGGTTTGGGTTCAATCCAAATCGTTGCTGCGTCCATCGTAAACGTCCCAACTATCACAGGTATCACTTCAGCGCTAGGCACACCAACCATACAGGCAAGCGCGAGTGTATCTGTGAACGGGTTCTCTATTAGCTCAAGCCTTGGTTCTGTCACCCTAACTTGTGACAACAATATCTCTGTTGATGGCTTCGGATTGCAATCGGGACTTGGCTCTCCGACAACCGTTTCAGCGAGTATTGTGGAAGTGACGGGTCTCTCTATGACTGCTTCGGTAGGCGCTCCCCTGATCTACTCAAACATAGACACAGATCAAACCCCCAACTATAGTAATGTTTCGACAACTCAATCTCCGAGTTTCTCAGGTGTATCCACATCACAAACACCAAGTTACTCTGATATTGAAGCAGGACGGGATGCAGCATAGCGAGGAATAAATATGGCTACGTTTGTAAATGATTTACGTTTGACAGAACTAGCGACAGGAGAAGGCTCAGGTAGCTGGGGGGTCACTACAAATACCAACCTCGAGCTTATTGCTGAGTCGTTCTCTTTTGGCACAGAGGCGATAACAACCAACGCAGACACGCACACAACGACTATCGCAGACGGGTCCACAGATCCCGGTAGATCTCTGTTTCTGAAGTACACCGGCACACTAGATTCGAATTGCACAATCACGATAGGGCCGAATACCGTCTCAAAATTGTGGTTTATCGAGAATGCAACATCCGGGGGATTTTCGATCATCATCAGCCAAGGCTCTGGCGCGAACATAACCATAGCAAACGGGCAAACTAAAGCAATTTATTCAGATGGCGCGGGTTCTGGCGCTGCAATGGTCGATGCGTTTCAAGACCTATCGATCCCAGATCTCTTTGTCGATGACGATCTTACAGTTGGCGATGACCTGATCCTTTCCTCAGACAGCGCAATCATAAAATTTGGCGCTGACGCTGATACCACACTGACACATACAGATGGTTCTGGTCTGACACTGAACTCTACTAACAAACTGATGTTCAACGATGCGAGTCAGTTTATCCAAGGTTCTAGTGCTACGGTTCTATCTTTGGGTGCGACAGATGAGATAGACCTGACCGCTACTGCTATCGATGTGAACGGAACTATCGACGTTAGCGGTAACGCTACTCTAGGTGGAACTCTAGGTGTGACCGGAGCGGTAACAGCCGATGCTGGTATATCAATAGATAACATCACGATTGATGGAACTGAGATTGATCTGTCTTCTGGTGATCTGACGATAGATTCTGCTGGCAGTATCATTCTTGATGCAGTGGATTCGATCACGACTCCGACTGCTGGAACGAGCAATGTAAAACTCGGTGCAAACGCTGGTAACAGCATTCAATCTGGTGGTTCAAGAAATACATTAGTAGGCGATGAAGCGGGTACGGCTATTACCACTTCTGATGACAGTGTAGCACTGGGTTATCAAGCGTTAGGATCAGATACGCTTGGTCATAAATCTGTTGCGGTAGGTAGAGGTTCATTAGCAACGCAAAACTTTACGACTGCTACAGATTCTCACAATACAGCAGTCGGATATTATGCGGGTAATGCAGTCACTACGGGTACTTTTAACACTCTTGTCGGAGGTCTAGCTGGCGATGCTTTAACTACTGGTCAGCAAAATGTTGCGCTTGGTTATAACGCTCTG